TGTATAGTTACCATCACCATCACCGGATTCGTCACCATTAACAACAGTGACTTGTGGTGAACCAGTTACGGTCACTTCTTCGTTGAACTGTACTTCGACAGTAATTGTTTCAGTACCGTCATTCAGTTCAGTTGTGATAAATTCTACTGAAGTAACTTCAGGAACATTAAGTTTCGCTGATAAGTTACCGATTGCTACAATCACTTCTTCCAATCCAGTAGATGGGTTTCTGTAAACCCAACCGCGAGGATCGGCGAAAGTGTCTGCTTTAAGTGCGTCAGTTAACCATTTAGGTTTTGCTTCTGCACTGTCGTTTGCGCCCCATGAAGACATGTTTATTTCTCCTATTTGTTTATGTTAGAAACCAAGTTTCTTTAGACTATTTATAGTATTTTTTGCGCTAGTGTGATGAATTCCTATACCACCTTGCGCTTCCCATTCTCTAATGTTTTTGATGTAATCATCAATTAAGATGTTTGCTACACCATCACTCATAGCATATTTTTGCTTATCTTCTCGTTTTACTAGATTGATACGCTGTTTAGGTATCATTAAATGTCTTTTAATCCAAGAATTCTTTCCGTCTTTACAATTCTTATCCCAGTTTGCATATGCAGATAGAATGTATGGATGACTAGATTTGACGTACCGAAACAACTCAGCACCATCTTTCATCCACTGAAGATTATGCCAGAAGTCACTTTTCTTTTCTACTTGTGCTTTGATTTTACCCTTTGCACCTTGGTTAAGGTCAGGTGACGTAAAGTCTTCACCGGTTGTGTCTTTAATACCTCTAATGAAATCACAAAGAACTCCATCCATATCTAGGTATATCTTCTGTTGACCTTTTGCTTCGAACTGTAGTAATGATAATGTCATCTAGTAATCATCTTCCTCTTTAGGTTTATCCTTAATATTATGTGTGACTTTCATTGTAGTCTCTCTGTTGTTATTGTCGAACTTCAATTCCATGCGATTTGTTATCTCATGGTCAGGTGTCTCTTTTAACTTCAACTCTAGTATAACAGATTTGTCACAAAAGTCAAGTCCTAAATCACGAACTTTCTTAATAAAGTTAAACCACAAATCTTCTACTTTAGGAACATCGTCCCTTGTAAATTGCTTTGCCATAACACTAACTGAAAGTGACTGATACTAATCAGTCTCTTTATCTGCTTTCCAATTTGCGTCAATATAATTATAGAATGCTTTTTTATCAGCGGAAGATAACTCCGAAGGTGACTTAACACCACGCTTTGATAGTTCTTTAGCAAAGAACTTCTGATATGCACTCTGGTCTTTCTCTTCGATTTCCGGTCTTTCTCTCTCTTTTAAGATGAACGGATTGTCAATTCCCAAACTCATTTTTTTTCTCCTTTAGGTTTTTCGCCGCGCTCTTTCTTAGAGATTGCGATTGCCGCTTGTTGTGCGGCACTTACTGCTTCTTCTTTATGGTCAATGTTCGCATATAAACTTTTCATATCTTCATGCGTTGCTGATAATTTATTTTGCATCCACTCAGGAAACTCACCGCCACTTGAAAGATGCTCTTTTATTTTACCAGCGGCATATGACATAAACTCTAACTGTTGCATTGCCATTGAACCTTCGTCTGGTGATGCTGGTTCGTCTTGTTCTGTAATCTGATACTGATAATGGTCGAACTCTGCACTCTCACCTCTAACTTTTTTAGCAAGGTCGGCGTCTGCTTTACCCCATGTACCAGAAGATTTAGTGACAAATGAATTAACTCGCGCCATACCCCATTGTTGTGGAGTAGTTCCTGGACGATGACCACCTTTCCAAGCGGCAACTCCTCTATCATATACTTTCTTCAATACACCAAGAGGCATACCAGACTTGTCTGCCTTTTTCTTCAGACCTGCTTCTGCACTCTCAGTCATTTCTTCTGAGTACATTTCATCCATAGTCTGACGCATTGATTTGTAAATTGTTTTTTCTGTCATTTATCTTCCCATATCTTGATTACAAGATTCCCTGTGCCTTTAATTACTCTGTGAAATTCCATTGCTGGAATCTTATATATCTTACCTTTTTCTAGTTTCTTAGCAGGACGATTATCTAATTGCAACATCCATCCCTCACCTTCTAGAATAGTTATCTCTCTAGTGTATTTATCCCTGTGCCAAACCAACTCATCACTCTCAACATCTTCGCTGAAAGTTCGAACATCATCTACTTGAGTGTAAGGTTTACCAGAAATAGTTTCCGCCACCAGATAATCCTAACTGTTTTGCAAAGTAAGGCATACGACATGCCCAATATCCAGGTTTAGTCTTGTCTTTCTTAGTATCACATTGGTGCCTTGCGGCGAATGACTTTCTTGCTTCTGGATCATTTAACTTTATCTTTAGACCAGTTGTGTCGCCCCATGATACTTTTTTGATGTTGCCTGATTTAGGGTCTTTTACATAAACATAGTATTTCTTAGGTCCACCTGCTTTAGGTTTATTTAATTCTGGTTGTTTCTCTTCTTCTTCCATCATAGGACAATCTAGAGGAACATGCTGTCCTTCATATAATGCATGTGACCCAATGTCGGATTCAAGCAACTCTCTGTCAAAACCAGACAGTTCTTCAATTTTGATTTCTTTTTTCCACTGATTAAATGTCTCATAATACATCTCAGAACCAACTCTATATTGATTACTTTCAATCAAAGGAGAGATTGCTTCGAATTCTTCATTCTTATTTTGACCACGCAGACGCTTCATCTCTAGTTTACGCAAAGTAGGAATTAACTTAATAGAGATACGATTAATGACTGCTTGTTTCTTAGCAATAAACTTTTCGATTTGTGCTTTTTGTGCCATACCCAATGAAGAATATGGTTTACCTTTAGTAAAACGCTTACGCATTAGATTTCTTGCATGACGTTTTGCTCTCATCTTCAATTTCGCAGGAGATGACATACGCCTCAATGCAATCTTTCTTGCTCTTGCAATCTTACCTTTATTCTTACGCATGATTTGCGCTCTTTTAAAACGCTGTGCGGGTGTTAACACTTCATCAACATCAACCCATGAATAGTTATCTTCTTCTAAATCATCATCTTCTTCACCCTCTGGAGGTAAAGGTAAGTCATCTTTATCATGGTCTCCGTCTTTATCTTGGTCTGGATACACATCATCAACGTCTTCAATTTCATCATAGTCGTTAATAAGTTTGTCGAGTTGCGCCTCTAGGTCGTCATCATCAACTTCATCAGGATCAGGAACATCAATCTCTTTATCTTCATCACTCTCTTCTAAAAATAAGTCAATGTTCCATTCTTCATCTAATTCGTATTCTTCGCGAACTGCAATAGGAAATTTAAGTTGTTTCATAACTTTAGAAAATACATCAAACTTCGATAAGTCAAATCTTTTATCGCCTTCAGCATTTTTCTTATTTACAAACTTAATAAGTTCTCTAGCAACTTCAGGTGTAACTTTAACAATCTTACCATCATCTAACTTAACATCTTTTGGTCTTGTATCTCTATTAGTTTCAATATTTGCTAGTACTTTTTGAATAGGACTCTGCTTTACTGGTTTCTTTTTCTTACCAAAGAATTCGCGCAACTCATCTTCTTCGTAATGAGATAAACGACTATCATGCTCAGTAACATCTTTCGCCATTGTGCGATACCACAATTTAATTTGTGGGTCTAATAGTCTCTTACCAACAGTAAATTTTCTAGCATCTCTGAACATCTTTTGAAGACGCTGTTGAACTTCTTGCTTATTTGCGCCAGCAACTAGCATCTTACCGACACCTTCAACTTCTACTTCAAAAGCAACTTCTGCTTGCTCTGTAAGACTTAAATGTTCTTTAAATGATTTGCGAGTTTTCTCTACTTCTTTTTCTGTTTTCTTTAATACTTCTTTTGCGTTCTTACCATCTAGACCTAGAATAGGTGCTTCACCATCGCCCAAAATCCAGTCTCCTGATGGGTCGTCTGGTGTTGTTCCTTGGACTGCTCCGCCTTGCTCCGGATAGTCTGCAATTGCTGGTACTGTTTTATATGATGCTTCGCCGAACATCGCTTTGAACTTCTTAGTGTGCGTTGAAGGTTTTGTCTTTGCTGTAGCATCTCCAGGTGCTGGTTTGTAAGCACTTGGGTCGTCATCTGATTTCTCTGCGCCCTTCTTGAAATGTGCATCTCTGGCAGATTTGGTAGACTTGGACTTGAGTCCTGCAAAGTATTTTGCTGGTTGTGTACCGTCTTTATCGGCGATATCTTTATCTTGTCTAACTTCGGTGTCATCGTCTTTCGCTGATTTCTTTTCTGTAAGGTCGGATATCCACTTTGTATGTACATTACCATCTGCTCCTTTGCAGTACAAGAAGTTTGTACCTTGTTCTATGATTTCAAATTCTTCATTTAGATTTAAGTCTACTACAATGTCACCAACATTAAACATGTCGCCTACTAGGTATGCTTCTCTGAATGCAATACGCTCAAATTCTACATCTTCTTTAATTGAAAATACTTTACGAATTTCGTTATAAATTGCTTTCTTGTCTGCATCAGATAGTTTAGATGCTAATGCACCAGCAAACTTCTTATAGTTACCTTGCTTCGCATAGTCGCGCAATAGAGTACCAGAGATACCCTCAACACCTTTTGCATTAGGGTCGCGCTTGCCTGCAGACTTTGATGAGATGGAATTAAAGTTAAATTCTTTTCCGTTGTATTTTTTGATGAGATTGACCATCTCACCTTCGCGGTCGTCACCAAATACTAATGTGATATCTGTATAACCGTCCGCTTCTAATTCTTTTGCAATCTCAATGATTGTTCTTGCTCTAGATGATTTAACTGCAGAACCAAATGCCTTCTTTGCATACTTGACTTTATCTTTGTATGACAGAGGGTCTTTCTTATTGTTCTGAGTATGTGATAGATAAATTCGTGCGTCTGCGCCAGATGCTTTCGCTTCTTTCGCTACTGCATTCGCAAGTTTCTCATGTCCTGCTGTAGGAGGATTCATGCGACCAAAAGAAAATACAACTTTCTTTTCTTTTGCTTCCTTCAGTTTTTGCTGAAGGTCTGTAAACTTTAATGTCATTTTTTCACCCAATTTTTTGCGGCAGTGAAGTTAGCACGACTGAACTCTAAACGGTTCACTAGTTTAACTGCATTACCTTTAATTCTATCAACTGCCACAAACCCTTCTGGTTCAGTGGTCTTTAGTCCATTATCTGTTCTCAGAAAAGTACCGATTGATTTTACTTTCGATAGTTTCTGCACCAATACATTTTTAGCGTCCATTATATAAGTGTATAACAAAGTTGTGTTTTGCAAGTCTGTTTCTTGCTGATGAATTTTTTTCAATCCGTCAAGTTTAATCTCATTATATTTTTGTTTACCTGCATCAGACTTCACACTTTCAATCTTCTTGTCTAACTTAGTAGTCCAATAGTTCTTAAAGTCAGAAACCATTGTGTTACTATCAGGCAAGTCATCTGCACCTCTAAAATAAGAGTTCAGATGAACTTTAAAATTAGTTTCGATAGCGAATTGGTTCTTTTCATCAAAGTTCGCAGACATCTTATCCAAGTAGGATGAGACTTTAGGTAGCAAACTTTCAATCCGTTCGATGTAACCATTGAGGTTTTCGGTTTCATCTTTAGTTAGTGTAACTGTGCCTGAAACATCTTTATATGAGGCATCATCGAACCAAACTGTCTTCGTCTTTCTCAACTTACTAATATTTATATTAAACGATGCTTTCATCGTTTCTAGTGTCTTACCTTTGTATTCTGTATGAAAGATAATACCCATCTTTGTGCTTTGAACGAACTTACCAAGAGGTCCTTTCTTAGGAATAGCATATACAATTGTATTAGGTTGAAACGTGATATACTCTTCACCATCAATAGTCTTAGTTGATAAATCAGATTTAGTGTACATCATGTCACCTTGAATGACACCTGTAATGCCCAATTTAGATAGTTCTTTCAATGCAACTTCTAACTTCTCAACAAGACCACCTGTGTGGTTCTTGCGAATGTCTGCAGATGTGTAGTTTAGTTTAGGGTTTTTATTAAAGACTGATTTAGTAGCAACAAAGAACTTACCATTCTCAGGATTAACACCACAGAAAATAGCAGGTGCGCCATCCCACTTTGTGGTGATGTT